GGATAAATTAGCTGCCTGAATATATGGTGTTAATGAACCAGAAGCATCTAAAACAACAAATCCTAAATCAGGTAACATAATACCATAATAAGGAGTTGTAGCAGCACTAGAAGTGTAAGCATTACCATTACTACCACTAATAATATAGAATACTCTGTTTTCTCCAATAAAACGAGTTAATGAAGTAGTATTACTATCATCTGTTAATTTAATAACAGCACTTCCACTTTTTAAAGATAAATTAAATGTTCCTGGTTGGATAGATTCTTTATAGCGAGAACGAGCGATATTAATTATATAGATTTGATTAGCTGTTGTAGTTCCACCATCAAAACTAAAGTTTTCAGTTTCAGTACCATAAACTAAATTTCTATATTGACCATATACAATACGGGATGGAGAATATCCTTGAACAGATAAATTAATAGGTACAGATCCAGACCCAGCAATATGACCATACTGAATATCAAATTGTACTTCTGATCCTGTATTGGATGGATTTCCTTGATAAACATCTAAATAATATTCAGTATATCCACTAGCTGTAAAAAAGTTAAGTAGGGTATAATTATCACCACTCCACATAGATCTAACTACGCTTTCGGCACTAATTACTGAATCTTCTGGGGTATATCTTACAAATGACATTTGTTAAATTATTTTAAATTTTAGGTAGTTGATACTTTTTAAAGTAAATGAAGTACCAATTTCTGATTTAGATAATACAGTACCAGTAGTTGTATTTAATGAAGCAGCATTTCCAACAGTTACTTCAGTTGTAGTAATACCTGTACCTTGGAATGCAGATAATAATCTAATATCGGCAATAGTTGCTACATATCCGTTAGCTTCAAATGTTGAAGTAGCACCTAAATAATTCAATGTTTGAGGTGTAATTGTTAATGAAGCACCTTGTTTCAATATAATAGTATTGTAACCCAAACTAACAACTGGTAGACGTGATGTTCCACGTGGAAGTGTTACCAATTTATAACGCATAATTTGCGTATCTTCAGGAAATGCCTGAATAATTGGCATAGCTTCAATTGCTTCACCATAAAACGCAGATCCAGATGGTTGATTTGGATTATACAAAGTATAATCAATTTCATCATCTGCTAGTGAGAATTGTGTAATTTGGAATGAACCGTCATTACGAGCCAATAATTCGCGGCCCTTTGTGGTTAAAATTGCATCTACGGTTACTACTGTAGGGTTTAATATTGCCATTGTTAATTATTTGTTGTATATACTATAAATATGTTAATTTTTAAATCTTTAATTATGGAGCGTAGCCTATAATAGAAAATGTTACAGAATAATTATTAAAGGCTAATGGAACATAAGATGCTGAAATATACCCAGACGATGCTGTTTGCGCAAATATGACAGATCCTGATGTATCATTATTAATATATAAACCTATTTCTGTACTTCCACTTCCTGATACAGCAAAGGAATAGGTACTATTTGTTTCTATACTAAATGCTCCAATTGATGTTTCTAATTCTGCTCCATTTAATATAAGATAACTAGAAGTTAAAGCATTACTATAAATAGATCCTCCACTACCACTTAGTTGAGCAGCAGTAAATGAAGAATAATTAGTTATATTAAAATTCCAACCTAAAAAAGTATAAGATGCTGTTGAAAATGGAGTGAATGGGATAATTGGGGGTGGTTCTCTATAGTATAAATTAGTTTCTTCTAATGGAAATGAAACAATAAGTGTACTACCACTATAAGCATATATTCGAGCAGTTGCTACTGTTCCTCCAAATTCAGATCCACTAACAGTTGCATCATATGCACTACCTGATATTTGTAGGCTAGATATATCATTCCATGAATATGTATCTTCATTTTCTCTAATTAAAGTTAATGATGAAGAAACTGCTATATAAAATAAATCTTGTGCCATTATTGTTGAAGATCAGGATTAAGTGTTTTAAATATATTGCCTACTGCATTTTTAATAGTTTCACTAGCATCATTTGGTATTAATATTGTTTGTGATACTTCTCCTGGTTGTTTTTTAAAGTTTATAATTACAGATGTTTCATCTGGTTTTGGTCTGAAAATAGCAAAGTTTTGAGCAACATCTGATAAGAAAGATCCTGTATCTATGTTATTATTTAAGGTAACATAAACACCACTATTAGATGAACTTATGTTTAAAACTTCATAATATGTTGATGAAGGTGAATTAAACCCTCCTATTCTTATTAAATCATATTTTTGTAATCCAAACTGATCTGTTACAGGTGAATAATACTGTGAAGTAGGGGGTTGTGGTGAAAAGGTTGAGGATGTTGTAAATAAATAAGAAGAAGAAAGATTAAATAGTAAGGTATTTATTGAACTTGTAGTAAATAAAGGTGGTAATTGTCCATAAGATGAATTATATATGTAATTAGTAACACTAGTACTACTATCATATATCTCAAAATATGGTTTATTAACTGAAGGGACATTAGCTATATTTGGTTTTCCTATTATCATTCTAAAATCAGCCATACATCCTTGAGAACCACCATATAACGGAGGATTACCAAATATATTAGATAAATCTATAACATAAAAATTAAATCTTACAAGATCTCCACTAACAAGTGAAACAGGAGTATTAGTAGTATCTAAATTACAATAAAAAGCACCATAAGAAGACATACCACCTATCCAAACAATAGTATTACTATGGGAAAAATAACCATATTGTTGGTTTGGTGGAAATGTTTGAGGAAAAGTAATTTCTTGTAAAGTAGTAGCTGCTTTAAATTGCCAGTTTGTTTGGACTGATGGGTCAGCTCCAGCAGGACAAGCTTCAACTATACCAACTAATTTCATCCCTACTACTCTATAAGGAATAGTATTAGTATAACCAACAGCTGTTGAACCTTTAAATATAATAGGAATTTGTCCTTTTAAAACATAATTATTACTAGTTCTTGGAGCTTTATAATAGTAATTTCCATTACTAGATTGAGTATAAGTATTTGGGTCAGGTTCTGTATTAAATCCTCCAGATCCAGTATTACTAAAATTTAATAAATCAAAGGCATATACAAATCTGGATGAAGCATTATTTCCCCAAATATTAAATATAGAAGGACCAAGTGATGGATTAAAGTTTATTTTATTATCAGAACTATTCTTATATCTCCAAGTAGATGAATTATAATAATCATAAGCCATAGGCCCATTATCTAATACATTATCTATTCTATAAGCATATTGATTGTATTGAATAGGTCCCGATACATAATCTGATGGATTATATGGAGGTGCTCCCATATATATACCTGGTCCTTCATCATCTCCTTCATATGAATAATTACTATTGGCAAATGCTTTAACACCTAAATTTCCCTGAGATGAACTAATAGGAGCAGCATGGATAAAATTCAATGTTTCATTATTTTCTCTAAACAACAATGGGTCATAAGAATACCCACCTTTCCAAATTAATTTAGTACCATCTAATGTTGTTTGATTAGATGGAACTTTAACATCAGAAATAGATAATATTACATCCTCTCCTGATTTAAATATTCTTTGTACTTCAGGTAAATTTAAATTTGCTCTAGATAATTCAGTTAAATTATTTTGAGCATCTACTAAATATTTTAAATTAATAGATGTTTTATCGTAGAAATTTAAACTTTGAGATGGTATGTTTTTAACCCAAGCTACTTTAAATGAATTAAGATCAACAGCTGCTGTTTTACCGTATGAATCATCTCCTGGCCAAGTCGAAGAAGATGGAGAATATGTGTTATAAGTTAAACTGGTTACTTTAGATCCATCATATCGTGAATTAACATATGAAGTTAAAGATAAATATGAATCTTGTAATTCAGCACTGCTCGTTAAACTACCTGTAGTACCATAAAAATATTCAATATCTTTTCTAATAGATGAAGTTACACTTGCAGAAACATTATTTAATAAAACATTCCAATCTGAATGGATAAAGGTATTAAGATTTATACTTGCTGATGCAGGAGCTTGAGCATTATATACATCCCAATCTCCATCATATGGATTAAAATCATCTTCAAAATATTGGTTTATATCTATAATACTTCCACTTAATTCACCATTAAAGAAAGGCATTTTATTACCTTGTAAAGCATTATATAATTCACCATATTGTGGAGTTATTTCTCCAATTGTATAGTTAGCTTCTTTAACAATTTCCTTAGTAGCAGTAGGTACAGAATAAACTTCTTTATTTCTTTCAAGTACTGGGGAAGTAATAGTTACACCAGTAGATAGACTTGTTCTTTCAGGAACAAAATCTTCAAGCATTTTAAATAATGAATTATCAAAATATTCAATTAATCTAATAAATCCATTATAATCTAAAAGTGAACCTGTAAATCCAGGATAACCTGGTACACCTGTTTCAAAATATAAAGTACGTTGAGCATCTAAATCTGGATATGAACTACTGTATTGTTGTCTAGGGTCACCAATATAATTATCTATACTCCATGTTGGGTTATAAGAGGCGACAGCACCTGAAATATAAGCATCTATTTGAGTTTCAGGACTAAATGATATATCAACATAGTGCATATCATTTTCTCTAAATGCTGCTGATGCAGTAGGAAATGATTGTAAACTTAATTCAGATGATAATACACTGCCTGTAATTGTATTAGCTACAAGTCTTACTTTTTCAGTATTATATCCTTTTATTTGATTAGCTTTAAGATCACCTCCGAATTCTTTAACATTTAATATACTAGCTGTAATAGCACTACCTGTTGGGGTATAAAATGAACTACTTCCTATTGTATAATAAGTTCGGTTTGGAACACCAAATGTAGTCATCAAATAATCTAAACCAGCAACTGTACCTTTGGTTTTTAATAGTAAAGGTAAGTTATGATAAATACGTTTATATAGTTCAGCTACTAAATCAGCACGAGGAATATTATTTAAATAACTACCAGTAATAGTAAAATTATTATCAAATACACTACTACCAGTATTAGCACCTATTAAATAATCTGCTACACTATTACCTGCTTGACTATTATATAATTTAACACCTAGTGATTTTAATTGTTGATATACTAAATCTTTAGATATACCTTTTTCTAGGTTATTATTTGCTAAATTAACATCAGTAATAGATTTGATATAAATCCAAATATTATCAAAATATTGACCAACCATATTCAAAAAAGTCAAGAATGGTTGGTTATTACCATCGTCTTTGATAAAAGCAGGAACTGAATACTCTAAATTATCATAATTTTCTAAATCATATGTTTCTGCAGATCCTGTCAAAGCATTATACCAACTAATTACAGTTGCTGATCCAGTTGATAATAAAACAAATGGTTTGTTAGAATTAGCTTTAGGCCAAGCATATGAACTTGATTCATAATACAAATATGTCTCATATCCGTCAAATTGACGAACAATATTTGTAATACTTGATGAATATTGATTTATTGTAGTTTGTAAACTAGCTGTTGTAGCTACAAATGGTGTGTATTTTGTAATGAAATTTTGATAATCTTCAATTTCTTTAACCTTAGTATAGAAGTTATTTACACGTTGTTCAGCAGATCCAAAAAACACAAAATTATTAAAGTCAGTATAATCAACATTGATATCAATACTTTGTGATACTAATAAGTTTTGAATTTGGTTATATGATGAACTTTGTAATGTTTTTAAATTAGTAATTAAATTACTATAATTACCATATGAAGTAGCAACTGTACCTTGGTTTTCAATTTGTATATTAAAATTAGGTCCTCTTAGTTGGGGAGGTGGGGGAGGAGTTATTAAGGTATCTAAATTAATATCAAAAACATATGGATTAACTTGTTCTTCAACAATCCATAATGTTTGTTTTTCCTGTACACTTGCTGGTAAAGGTTGATATAATTTAAATAGTATTTGGTATCCACCAGGGTCTTTATTTAAAGCAACGTTTACAGCAACATATTGTACATTATCTCCAAAATTTAATAAATAATCTACATAATAGTCAGTATTATTAATTTTACTTATTAAGTCTAAAGATGCACTTTCAATTTGTTCATTTGTTAGTGTAGTAGAAGCTAATGCTATTTCTGTTCTATCTTGAGAAATAGTTTTAACAAATAAACTTTGTTCAATAAAGTTAGATATCTTATTTTGGAAGAAATTATATCTAACTTGAAACTCACCTGAATTATACCCTAGGTCTTGTAAGTCTTTAACAGGATCTATTTCAATAATAGGATATAAAGAACTAGTAGGAGTAGCTAAAGTTGATTCAATTCCTACATCTGTTGTTTGGATTTCGCCTCTTGTATTAGGAAAATCACTTACAGCAGGAGTTAATCCAGCAGTAGTTGGAAGTTTATAACTAACATAATTATAATTAGTACTTAAAATATTACCTGCTATATCGTAAACATAGTATTCAATATAGTCATTAGTACCACCAAAATCTTCTTGTAAATTTCTAGAAGCAATCAAATTGGTATCTTCTACAGAATAACGAGAAACTGTAGTTGTGTTAACTATATTACCTACTATTTTAATATTATTAGCCATTACTGTCTAACTTGGTTTATTTCGTTTAATGCTGTTTGAGCATCTAATACTTGTTGTCTCAATGCTGTTATTTCATCAAGCAATGCTTGAATATCGTCTTGATCAATTATTACTCCTAAATAATCTGCTTCTCTTTGTAAAATATATCTATGTGAATTAGCATCTCCTTCTTTAGGGATTTGAAAAAATAATTGATCATATAAAGTAAAGAAATCATCAAGAGTAAAAGTAGGTGTAGGAATTTCAGTTTGTTGGTTTAATAATTGAGTAAATTCAGTATCAATTACTTTACCAAATTGATTCTTATCAAATACTTGTTTCTCTATAGGAATCTGAGACATTATCTTACAACTTTAAAATAATAATTTTCATCAAATACTATTACTTCACCATTAGATAATACTGATTTAAATAACAATTTGTAATATCTTTCTGGTTCTAGTCCGTTCATGTAAACGTTAAAGTAGCTACCACTTTGGTCGCAACTAATTTTAGTATATGTTGTATCATAATCTACGATAATTTCTTCAGTATCCAAATCTTTTATTGACCAATATGAAGATGTAGGTAAAGCATAATTAACTAGAGCATATCCAAATGATGACGTTTGAAATAATCTAGGTGGGTATTTAGCTCTAACATTAATTCTAAAACGTTGTACTGAGTCTTGTTGGTAAGAATTTTTATTATTACCTAAACTAGTAACATATAAATCAGAATCTATTGTTTGTAACGTTCCTATATTATATGAAAAATCATTCCATCTTATTTCTAATGCAGGAGGATAAATAGTATGAGTAGTATCTGAAAAATATTTTGTTTCAAACTTAGAAGCTGTAGTAAATTCTATTGAACTACTATGTTTAAGGATAAATCCATAGTTTGAAATAGAACTGCTATTCCATGCATTAACAGTATTAGTTACTTTTAATTCAATATCTTTAGAGCTAATACGGTTAAATGATTGAGAAGCTACATATTGTGATCCTGTCCACCATAAACCTCCTCCTATATTTGAACCAGATTGGTAAGACCCAGTTTGTCCTGATGGAAAAGCTAATGGATTAAACCAAACACCACTTCCACTTTCTTGTATAAATCCCCAACTAACACCATCTGTTGTAATAGGTAAGTTAGCTAATCTACCTGTACCTACATTCCAATTAGAAGCAAGTGGGTGGCTAAATATAGTATAATCTAATGGTAAACTAGTAGCATCAGCTAGATATAATTTTAAATACGCATCAAAGGCTGCTCCACTTACTTTATTATTTATGATATCACTTATTTCACTACTAGGAAATTGGATTATAATGCGTGATACCTCATTAGTAGATTCAGCAGATTCAAAAGTACTAAGTTCTAATATTTCATCCAATCCAGTGTTTAAAGTTGGATAATATGAATATAATGTAGCACTTTTTTCAGGAAATATTTTATATACAGCCATTGCTTGTTATTTTATGCTAGTAAATGATAATATTCTTTAAAGTGCTTTTGACGATCAGCTAAACCAATTGTACCACCATTAACACATTTAGTTACAGCTAATACAGATGCATCAGAAGCATCTTTACATCTACCTAAACAGTTCTTAGAAAAGAACCAAGCAGCTGATAATAATGGGTATTTAGTAGCAACTAAATCAGGGTTTGCAGCAATATCAACACCAATTGCTTTACCAAATGCTGTATAATTTTGCTTACCTGTTAATTGAATATAACCACGTCCACGATATTTAAACCCTTCACCTGAAGCCTCATCACCATTACCCATACGAGATGCATAAACGCGGTTGGCAATTTTTTCAGGTTTACGCTGATATTGTTCAGCTAATACTGGAGTTGGGAAATATTTTTTGAATATACCCATAAGTCCCTTAGCAGAATAATTAAGGTTTTCGTTTACAACCCTAAACCCACCTGATTCGTGACCACATTGAGCTAAAAAGTGTGCTAATTCAACTGGTGTATCAATTCCAAATGTTTTCATTACATCAGGAATTTGAGCAATTACTGTGTCTGGTACGTGTCCTTTTAATTTATTTAAATCCATACTTTATAATTTTTAAAATGGTACTACTCTTCCTTGAATATCTGTATTTGGAAATCTAATCTCAAATATACTTGGATCTACTGAAGGATAAATATTACCCATTCTAGTAGCTCCTGGAATGTCATAAGCATAAGGGGAATAATCTCCTCCTTGTTTATTTACAATTTCAACTTTGATAACATTTTGTACTCCTTTAACCTGTAGTAAACGAGATGTAATATCAGCAAGTATAATAGGTTGATTAATATTCCATTTCTCAATATTAAAATGATCTTGTAAAGATAAAATACAGTTAGATATTACATCATTATTACTATATCCACTAGCTATCACAATATCAAAATTAACCCCAATATTAATATAGAAGGCATCTTTAATATTTATAGCATCAGTTACCATTCTAAACTCATTAATATAAGCAGCTAAATTATTTTTTAATGTAGTTGAAGCTGATGTTAATTGCTTATTACTGTTATAAGCTAAAACATACATATCTAAAGATAATGGGTTGCGTTCTTCAGTAGTTGCTACTGTAGGAGTAGCTAATGCTTCACGAGCAACATCTTGTGTGACATATACTTTAGCTATTGAACCATAATTAGAAGGTAAGGATAGTGCTCTTACCATGTAATCTTCTCTAGTTACAGCACGTAATTGAGACTGGTAAGCATAAAAGGCATTATTACGTATTTCTTCAACTTGATCTCCACCTCTACCTCCAGAAGCAACAACAGGATTAGTTGAAGCTATACTATCTATAATAGTAGTGGTTAAAGGTCCTGTAATACCACTTGGAAAATAAGCTGTTGTTTTATCTATAATAGTTAAAGCATTTGTAGGAACATTAGATGTTATTCCACCACCAACTAAATATCTTATAGTAATATTATTACTTGGAGCTAATCCATATTCTTGAGTAAAAAATACAGATGCCTGATTAAAGTTGTTATATAAATTAGATATACCTGGTACTAATCCAAGTTGAATATTATCTGGGTTAGGGATAATATTATTATCAGGTAAATTAGCTACTCCAGCTCCAAATTCGAGCTGTAAAGTATTATCAGTTAAAAAACGAGAAACAAAGCGACGAGGTACTCTTCTTAAAGTAACTAAATATGGTACTCCATCACTTCCAGAATTAGGATTTTCAACTTTATCAAATATTGAAGATTGTGCTAAATAAGGCACTTCATACCATCTATTTCCTTGAGTATCAGTAGCATCTAATATTTGTAATATGTTTGTATCTGAGATACCAGCAGTAGAAAATTTTTCAGGGGTACTAAATGTTAAAGTAGTTGATTTAATTTCAGCTGATATTGCTTTAACAGATTTTTTTAAGAGAAAATAATTATTATCTACAAAAGTAATTTCCATACTTCCTGTATCTCTAAAATCAACTTTATCTGTAGTTAAAAATTTAACATTATTTGTATTAGAAGTAACCTGAGTATTTTCAGGTACAATTAGAGCATATCTATAATCAGGTACTAAATTAGTTCCTGATCCTGAAGTTGGAATTAATTGGTAGATATCAACTGATGTATTAGCAGCATAAGAAACTTTAGGGCGATATCCTAGCATGTAAGATAAAGCATATAAGTTTTCTTTTTCTTTAGCGTATAATAAGAAATTTTCTTGTACTTGAGTATCAATATAAAATGAAGATACATCACCAACATAAGAAGCTAATTCGATAAATAAATTACCTGGTGTTGCCTCTGTAAAGTCATTATAGACTGTTGGAAAATAAGTTTTGGCATAATTTATTAAATTAGCTTTAAACTCAGGAAACGTTTTATTTAAATATGATATACTATTATCTGCCATTTTTATATAAATTGTACTGTGACTTGATCTGCTGTTCCTGAAATTCTGATTCTATAATTAACTGTAACAGACACTGTATTATTATCAGGTGTACTTAAGTCTACTACTACATTGTTTATTTGTACTTCAGGTACAAATATTGCTACGTTAGTATTAATTAGATCAGTAATAGTTTCTACTATATTTTCATTTATACCTTCAAATAAAGCTCTGCCTAAATCACACCCAAATTCAGGATTAAATACTCTTTCACCTTTATTAGTAAGTAAAAGATTAAGTAAATTAGACTTAATTTGTGTTTGTGTACTATAAGTACTATTAAATGGACCAGATGGACCATTAAAAGGAAGTGATACCCCAATAGCAATGTTTCCTTGCAAATCTAATGGATTAACACGTACTGTTTGAGGTGTTGGCATATTAATCTAATTGTCTTAGCCCTGATCTGTCCTGTGCAGTCATATTACTAGCGGCATCATTAATAAATGCTAAATATGGATTTACTTTATCACCAGTAGATGGATCAACAGCATCAATTACTTTTAAATTGCTACTTGATTGAGGTTGACCATATCCAAACATAGCTCCCATTTGACTACGTAATTGTGCACGAATATCACTACCTCCAGCTATATTAGCACTAGTAAACGTTGCTGTTTTAGATTCAGTTAACTGTGGTTTTTGTGATAAAATTTCAGATAATTCTTCACGAACAGCCTCAGCTACAGCCTCTTTAATAATTTGTTTAAATGCTTGTACTTTCATATATATAAATATTTTATCCTTGCAAGTTTTGTTGATCTATTACTAATTTTAATTGTTCTATTAAATCATTTGGATCTAA